TGGCCGCAAGAAGGGTGGCCGCACGCATAAGCAATATGGCGGCTCTGACGGTGATGTGCTGGCTTCAGCGGTCAATAAGGCGGACGCCCAGAACTCACCTTATCGTGCTCATCGTCTGCGCGCGCAGGATTTCGATACACCTGAACGCAAAGAGTACGACGCACGCATGGCTCGCATGGGCCGTGCCAGCTACGTCGAGGATTCGCACGATCTCGATGCGCAGAATGCCATCAACCGGTCAAATCGTAAGCGCGGCGGTAAAACGAGCGGCACCTACTTCGGCGGCACGCGCCCGACCGGCGGCCGCATGCCGCGCAAGGCGGGCGGCCGCGCCAAGGGCAAGACCAACATCGTGATCTCGATCAACCCGCCGCGGCCGGACCAGCAGCCGGCAATCGCGCCGAAGATGCCGACACCGGCCCCGATCCCCGTGCCACCTGTCGCGCCCCCTCCCGCGATGGGTGCGGGCGCGCCGCCGCCGATGCCGCCGATGCCCCCCGGCGCGGGCGGCCCCGGCGCGCCCGGTGCCATGCCCCCGGGAATGCCCCCGCTGCCGCGCAAGTCCGGCGGCCGCGCCTATCGGTCCTACAAGGACATGGACGCGGGCGCGATGGGCGGCAAGGGCCGCCTCGAGAAGACGGCGATCCAGAAGCACAAGCGTTAGTCGTTGGCCAACGACGGGCCGCCGCGCTGGCTCCTCACGGCGCGGCGGCCTACCCTTAACCATCGGAGGAGCGAATGGCACTGACCTATGACACCCGGCTCGGACAGAAGTTTGCCGAGCTGGTCGAGAAAGAGACGCAAGACCTGAAGAACGTAATCGCGGCCGGCACGCTGAAGCCGCGCGAATACAAGTACGCTGCCGGGCGCATCAAGGGCCTCGATGACGCGCTCGGACTATACAACGAGGCCATATCCATCGTGAACGGCGCAGAGAGGAGCTGACATGCCGCAAATGATCATGGAGCACGACGTCGAACCGGGGGAGGCCTTGCGCGAGAAGCTGGGCAACCTCGACGGGGTCGAGGTGTTCAACAACGCAGTGCTGGTCGCAATCTACGTGCGGCCCAAGCGCACCAAGTCGGGCATCATCCTGACCGACAAGTACACCGACGAGGACCGCATCCAAGGCAAGGCGGGGCTCGTCGTGAAGAAGGGCCCAACGGCCTTCATCGATGAGACGGGTCGCTGGTTCGCTGGCGCCATCATCGAGGAGAACGACTGGGTGATCTTCCGGCCGAGCGACGGCTGGGCGATCAACGTCAATGGCGTGGACTGCCGCCTGATCGACGATATCGCGATCCGGGGCAAGGTCAATCAACCTGATCGCGTGTGGTGAGGACCGAATGACTGACGAACCGGAAGAGATCATCGTCGAGGAGAAGCAGCCCGACGAGGCGCCGAAGGAAGTCACGCTCGAGGAGGGCGTAGACGAGCTGAAGCAGCGGCTGGCCGCTGCGGAAGCGCGCGCCAAGGCTGCCGAAGATGCGCGCGCCAAGGCCGAGAGCGAGGCGCACGCGGCGCGCGGCACCGTGCAGGAGACGAACCTGCAGTTGGTGACGAACGCCATCGACACGTTGCGCCAGAGCAGCGAGATCGCGAAGGCGAACTACAAGGCCGCCATGTCGGCGGGCGACTACGACGCTGCCGCGACCTATCAGGAGGAGATGGCTGGCCACGCGGCCAAGCTCCTGCAGCTCGAGCAGGGCAAGCAGGCGCTCGAGACGGCACCGCCGCCGCGCGCGCCGGCCCCGCGCCCGTCGGACCCGGTCGAGGCGTTCGCGCAGCAGCTCTCGCCGCGCTCGGCCGATTGGGTGCGGAAGCACCCGCAGTTCGTGACCGACCCACGCCTGAACCAGAAGATGATCGCGGCGCACAACATGGCGATGGCTGACGGTCACACGGCCGACAGCGACGAGTACTTCGCCTACGTCGAGAACATGCTGCAGGTGTCGAAGCTTGCCGCGCCAGCCCCCCGGCGCTCGACCGACACCGCGCCGCCCGCGGCGCCGGTCCAGCGCGAGACGCGCAACAGCACCGTGGTCCGCCTCACGCCCGAAGAGCGCGAGATGGCCGAGATGATGAAGATGTCCCCCGAAGAATACGCGAAGAACAAGCTCGCGCTGAAGAAGGAAGGAAGGCTGCACTGATGGAACCGATGCAACAGGCCGCTGGCCGTCGGCGTCGCACGCGCCGCCCCGATGCCGAAACCGCGCCGCCGGAAGACACGCGGCCGCCGCTTCGTCCTGAGATGCGCGAAGAGGAGCCGCGCGCCGCCGCCAAGAAGCGCGCGGCCGAAATCCTCCAGCACATCGGCAGCATGGACGAGGGCACCGACGACTTCTACGTCTCGCCCAGTCAGGTGCCTGACGGGTGGACTTACGAGTGGAAGCGCAAGACGGTCTACAACGCCGAAGACCCGGCCTATCAGGTTGCGCTGGCCCGCACGGGCTGGGAGCCGGTGCCCGCGCGCAGGCATCCTGACATGATGCCCACCGGCTGGAAGGGCGACACCATCGAGCGCAAGGGCATGGTCCTGATGCAGCGCCCGAAGGAGATCACCGACCGCGTGCTCGAGCTGGATCAGCGTCGCGCGCGCAATCAGGTCAGGGCGAAGGAACAGCAGCTCGCGGCGGCGCCCCCGGGCACAATGGAGAAGGAGTACTCCGATCCGCGCACGCGCCCGAACATCAAGAAGAACTTCGAGGCGATGCCGATCCCGGCCGACAAGTAGGGACTGAGGGACGGACCCGACATGGGAAGGGGGCCTCGCGGCCCCCTTCTTCGTTACGCCTTCACCAGCAGGCTGGTGTCGAACCGCTGTGGTGCGGCGTTCTTGAGGCCGTCCTCGACGATGTCGCAGCCGAAGCGCCCGTATCGAGCGACGATCACCCAGACCGTCTCGCCCACTTCCTTCTTGCCCTGCTTCACGCGGACCTTGTCGCCAACTTTCAATTCCATCACTGCCTCCATCGATTTAACGAAGGCATTATAGCACCCTATTGACATTTTGTCAGGTAGACACAAGAGAGGGGGATGCGCATCATGCTCGCGTTGCGCCCCCCGGTGTGGGCGCCTAGAGACTGTCCCTGCGACCCTAGCGCCCCGGCGCGCTGCTATGGCCGCTTCCTGTAACAAGGAGGTATGGCTGTGGCAAATACGAGCAGCCCCTTCGGTTTCGTTCAGTATCAGGGTGGGGCCGGCGGTGCGCCGACTTTCGCCCAGCCCGAACGCCGTATCGCGTCAACCAACACGACGAAGATTTACTTCGGCGACCCGGTGGCTCCTGTCACCTCGACCGCCAACGGCTACATCACGCAGGCCGCCGCCGGCACGACCGTCATCGACGGCATCTTCGTCGGCTGCAAGTACCTGTCCGTCAGCCAGCAGCGCACCGTGTGGTCGCGTTACTGGCCGGGCTCCGATGCGAACGGCGATGTCACCGCCTACGTGATCGATGACCCGAACGCGCGCTTCCTCGTGCAGTCCTCGTGGGCTACGCCGCTGGCGACCAGCCTCACGACCTTCGGCACGACGCCGGTCGGCCAGTACTGCCAGTTCAACATCGGCTCTGGCAACACCACCACTGGCCAGTCGGGCGCCTACGTCTCGACGCTCGGCACCACCGTCACCTACCCGTTCATCGTGGTCGATCTCCAGACGTTCCCGCCCGGCGTGAACGGCACCGATCCCACCACGCAGTACTACAACGTGGTCGTTGGCTTCAACAACGAGTGGCTCCGCACCAACGGCGCCGGCCCCACGGGCATCAGCTAAGGAGTAACGACCAATGGCTGTTAATCTTTCAAACATCAAGGACCTGCTCCTGCCGGGTCTTCGTGGTGTCGAAGGCAAGTACGAGATGATCCCGTCTCAGTACGACAAAATCTTCACCAAGCACGACTCGAAGATGGCGCTCGAGCGCACCGCCGAGATGCGGTACCTCGGCCTCGCCCAGCTGAAGACCGAAGGCGGCCAGACCGCGTTCGACAACAGCGCCGGTGAACGCTTCGTCTACAATCAGGAGCACACCGAGATCGCCCTTGGCTACGCGATCACTCGCAAGGCCATCGACGACAACCTGTACAAGACGCAGTTCCACCCGTCGAACCTCGGCCTGATCGAGAGCTTCCAGCAGACCAAGGAAATCTACGGCGCGAACCTGCTCAACACCGCGACCACCTACAACGCCGCCGTCGGCGGCGACGGTGTCGCGCTCTGCGCCAGCAACCATCCTATCGATGGCGGCACGGTGTCGAACATCCCGACGACCGCGGTGGACCTCAACGAGGCCACGCTGCTCAACGGCATGATCTCGATCCGCACCAACTTCAAGGATCAGGCGGGCCTGAAGGTGTTCGCGCGCGGCCGCAAGCTGCTCGTGCCGCCCCAGCTCGAGCCCGTCGCGATCCGCCTCACGAAGACCGAACTGCGGCCGGGAACTGCAGACAACGACGTCAACGCGATCATTTCGACCGCCGGCGGCCTGCCGGAAGGCTACATGGTCGACGACTTCCTGACGTCGCAGTACGCATGGTTCCTGCTCACGAACATCGACGGCCTCTCCTACATGGAGCGCGTCAAGTTCGAGACGGACATGCAGGTCGATTTCGTGACCGACAACCTGCTGGTCAAGGGTTACGAGCGGTACTCCTTCGGGTACTACAACTGGCGCTCGATCTGGGGCTCTTTCCCGACCTCCTAACGCAAGGAAAGGACCAGCCTCATGACGACGGTCATCAACGACATCCAGCCCGGCCAGTCGCCGAACCCGAACGGGAGCCCGGTTACCACCGGGACCACCCTGACGGGCCCGGTCTTCGCCGGCACGGTGTTCAACAGCGACGGCACCGGCAACCTTGCCGGTGTCGGCAACCCGACGGGCACCCAGAACATCGGGTACGCCCAGATGGTGCAGAGCGCCGTGATCAAGCAGTCCGCTGGTGGCTGCTCGATCACGATCCCTGCCCAGAGCCAGATCACCGACATCTATATCATGGTGACGACGGCTTGGACGGGCGCAGCCTCGACCTGCGGCATCGGCACGACAGCTTCGGCGACGGCGTTGACCGCCGCCAATGCCGTCACGGCGAGCGCGCTGGGTCAGATCACGATCA